TTTAGATATTAATTGTCTTTTATCTTTAACAAAATCATCCTTATTGTAGATATATTGTAATAAAGAACTGGGGTCATTTAATATTGTTAAAGTTTTCAGTTTTATCGGTGTTTTTGTTGCAACTTGTATTGTTCTTTCTTTTTCTGTTCTTATACTGATAATATTACAACTATCAATTATTGAATAAATGGCACTATAAGTGGGATCACATTTTGTAACAATTTTTAAAATTTGATTTTCTTTTTTTTTTTTCAAAAATATAATTATAATTTTTATATTCTCCCATTGTTTTCTTATAATATTCCTCAATAGTCAAAGCTGTTTTTTTTAGAGAGATCATGTCACCATTATAATCATTTATTTTTATAATATCTTTTATAATTTTGTTTTTTACAAATTTCGACAGCCTCATTGTCATCATTGATCTGCTTGTTTTTGCATAAGCTTCCAGAAATGTTTTGTTGTAAAACATACATTTTATCCAACCAATTAAATTTTGGGATTCTTTTGGTTTAAGAAATTTATAAGAGGCATGATCTTCCCAATATTTTTTTATACCATCATTATCAATATTTATTACTTTTCTTAAATTTGTAATTGTTTTATTGAAAAGTTCATACATAAAATTTGGTTTTTTTAAAGAAAATTTATAATCAATATTTTCATCTAAAAAATCTTCCTCTTTAATCATTTTTGTTGCATAGTCATATAAATAATTAATGATATTTTTATTAACATAATTGTAAATTCTATAATTATTTCCGTTTCCTTTACAATAAATAGAAAATAAAGGTAACATATCAGGTAAACCAAATGTTTCCATTGGTTGATTGAATAAATCTATATATGTTCTATCAAAATTGTTTAACATTGTTGGTAAAATAGAATATGCCTCTGCAACACAATAAATATGCAATCTTTGAAAAAAATACAAGAAACTTTGGTTACAACCAACTCTTGCACATTCTCCTACTCTTGATAAAGCTGACTCCATATCTGTCACATAACCAGTACAAGGTAATGATAGATTTATTTCTTTTGATTTTTTTATTTGAGGGTATAACATAACACCATTGAAGGATAGTTGTGAAACAAATTCCATTAAATAAGGTTGACAACTTGTTTTCCTATCACTATCATTATAACCATGTAATCTCATCATCATTTTTTGCAAAACTCTAAATTTTTCCAGTTCTTTTGGATCATCATATAATATTACTAACACATAATCATCTGAATGTTCCATATGTTCAATAATAATTCTAGAACTAGGATATATTTTTTTCCACATATAATATGTATAGTTTATACAACAAACAGCCTTGTAGGAAGATGAATAATTAAACATTCCTTGCAGAAAGTTTTGAGTGCTTCTTATTTTTCCTGTTTTCATAGTATATTCATTCCTCAAAAAGTTTGTATGATGTTTGTCTGCAGGAACAACTTTGTTATAAATATCCATTGGCACTTGAATGTCTTTGTCACTCCATAAATTAAATGTTGCAATCAACAATTGATACATTTTTTCTGTAATATTGTTTTTTAATCCCATTACCATTGCTATAAAAGAAGTCATTGTTTCTGCAGCAGACCACTTTGTGCAATCCCCATTAACATACATTATTTTATGTTTAGCAGTTGCAGGATTATAATAAATTCTGTCCAACATTGATTGCATACTAATTATTTTTTCATCACCAGGTATACTAATTGCTTCATTAGGAGAATTTGTACACAATTCTTTGAAAAATAGTTCTGTTATTCTTGCAATTGCTTTTGCTCCTAAATTTACAACATAAAATTCTCTTTTTGCTCCATACTGTGCTTTTATACAAATATCTGCAATAACTCTATCCTTTGAACTTATAAATTTATTCGC